AATCTCAAGGCCGGCGCTCTCATAAGGGTTGGCCTCCTCGTATGCCGCCTGCTGCGCCCGGATGCGCGCCACCTCGCGCTGGTAGGCAGCAGGGTCAAGCTGCGCCAGCGCCCGCAGGCCAGCCTCAATCTCGTCGTTGAAGGCAAACGTCGCCCCCTTCGCCACCGTGCGCGCACGATCCGCGAACGACGGGCCGCCCTCGGCGTAGCGGCGCGGCGTCACGGCGAAGGGGAAGTCGGTGGAGCGCATGTCAGCGATACTTCCTCGCCAGTTCCATCAGGCCGCCATTATACATGCCGACCGGCTGCTCGTCACGCGGCTCCTCCACGCCTGCCGCCTCGATGGCGGCTATGCGCTTGGCGATCTCCTGCAGGCGCTGCGGGTCTTCAGTCCGGCTGGCCTGCAGCAGCAGGTTACGGACCGCCGGGCTTTCGTACAGCCGGGCTGCCCCGCCAATGCTACCGGCCGCCGCCATGGCCGTGAGGAACCCCTCCAACCCGCCGCCAAACGCGCCGATGCCACCGACTGCAGCGGTAGGCAAGAACGCCTGCGCTCCCGTTGTCGGAAAGGCACCTGCCTCACCCGCCCGCCGTGTTGCGTTCAGCACCCGCGTCAAACCCTGCAGGCGGATGAGATCGTCGCCGTTAAAGAAAACGCCAACGGATTGGCCCAATTTTCTGATTTCATTTGCAAATCGGGTTGGGGATACAACCTCTTCACCCGCACCTGTCGCCCTCGCCGCAGCGCGAGCGATAATGGCTTGGCGAGCGATGGCCCGACCCTGCGGCGACAGATTACGATACAAAGCTGCAACGTCGCTGGGCTTGCTGCTGAACAGCAAACTTTGGACAGCTTCCGGGGTGGCATCTCCGGTTTTCAGCACACGCTTGAGCGACTGCTTTTGCAGTTCATTTGCCTCTTCAGACAGCCGCCTGTTGGCCACCGTCCATCTGTCGTAATCCCGGCGTTGGCCGTTCTGGCGGATGAAATCGCCCATGTCCTGACGCACTGGGTCATAGATTGCGCGCAAGGCTTTCTCACCAACGTCACGCGCACCCGGCGAAATCTGATTTGCTGGGTCGTTCCTAAAGACGTTGCCCAGCACGTCCTTGCGATACGCCTCCAACTCAAACAGGTTGCGGCCCTGAATATCATTCATGATTCGCTCAAGCTCGTCAGCAGCTTCGTCCGCCACCGCCGTTCGACGGCTACGCAGATCGGCAATTTGAGAACCAATGCGCTGCATCGTTGCCTGCAGAGGCACAGGGCCCGCGCTTGCCAGCCGATTGATGACCTCGTTCTTGCTGCCGGTATATTGCTGAATGGCAGCAGAGCGTCGTTGTGCCAAGTCAGTCACGATCTGCTCTGGAAGCGCGTCAATGTTTGTTGCGCTGTAATCGTTGACGATGTCTCGCACCGCATCGATGCGGGCCTGCTGTTGCGCTTCGCGCACAGGGCCTGTGCCTGCTATCGGAATACGCTCACCGGTGGCCTGCGCGGTTCGCCCAGCGAAAGTGCGCGGCGGCAAGACATCACTAGTCATCAGCGGGATGTTGGCTTCTCTAGCTTCCTGCACGATTGCGGGCAGCGGAGCGCGCGGGCGCGGTGCGGCAACTCCACCAAGTGTGCCGAAGGCCAAGCCAGAGGCAAGCTGTGCCATGGGCCCACCACCAGCCTCTGCGGCCATCTGCGAGCCTGCGGCGCCGGTTCCACCACCAACAAGCTGCGCCGCCGGCTGCGCGGCCAACACGTCGCCAACAGCTGCGGCGAGAGGTCGAGCCGAAGAGGCTAACGTGCGGCCAAGGCCGATTGCGCCGCCAGCGCCGCCAACACCACCAGCAGCGGATTGGATGACGCGCTCTGTCGCCGTCTCCGGCTCCGGCACGCCGGCCGCCGTCAACAGATTGTTCAGCGCCTCGGTTGGCGTTGAGAAGTCGGTGCCGAGGAGCTTGTTCACGCCCTCGACAAGGGGGTCGCCCACGATCGGCCCGAGGGTGGTCAGGGCGGCACCCGCCAGTGCGCCGGGAGGGCCAGCACCCGTCATGAAGCCTAGACCTGCGCCCAAAGCAGCCGGTGCCAACCCACGCCCAACCGCGCCGAACACACCGCCAGCGGTGGTCTCAGGCTCAGCAACCTCGCTCGGAGGAACGTCTATCGTCGTGACATCTTCGGGGATATCGCCGGCCGAGCCGCGCAAATAATCCGCAATCTCTCGTTCGGAATAGCCCGCTGCCTTTGCGCCTTTAACATCAAAGTCGCCGCCAATCGTAACTTGCAACGGCTTTCCGGCAGCAGGGCCTGCGCCCGCTGGCTGGTCAGCCAGAAAGGCATCTATCTCTGCGTCGGTATACCCGGCAGCTTTGGCCGCAGCGCGATCCAACATGTCTTATCGCCTCACAAACTGGCTAAGCGGCGGCCGCTTGTCACCCTGCAAAGCCTTCTGCGCTCGGCCAGCGTAATAGTCAGCCCAAGACTGGCGGTTTGGGTTCAGATTGCCGGATTTGTCGAAGATGCGGTTGGCGTTGGTATACTGCTTCCAGAGCGTCTCCACCCCCTGCAGAGTGCCGTTGGCCTGCACAAACGCTTCGCGGAAACGCTGCTTTTCATCGGCCAGTTCAATCGCTGCTTTTTGTGCCTTAACGAACTTCTCGTTGGTCGCCTTGTCCATTGCCAAGCCGCCCGTCATCTTCAAGAACTGCGCGGCGTCGAAGTCGGACACGGTGCCTTCACCCGGAACGCGCTGGCCCCGCGCCATTCCTGACGCAAGCATCTGAGCCCGCTGTTGGTCGGCAGACTGCATAAACGTCCACAGCCTGTCGGCTACTTGGGGAGGAAAAAAGCCGGGGAAGTAACGCCTGTTGAGCTCCTCAAACTCGGTCAAGTCCCGGAGAGCGGCCTGTCTTTGCTGCGCTGCTGGTTGCTCCGCAACCGCAGCTTTTTCCGCAACACTCAGAGCTTGGGTCTGCGCCATGGCGCGCTGCTTCGGATCGCGGATGCTGTAGACCGGGTTTCTCTCGGCGCGGAGCACCGGCAGCCCAAGAGCCTGCTTGCGCAGCAGGTCTTCCCGCGTTGGGCCGGCATCTCCGAGCATGCCTTCCGCGATGGCAATCTCAGACGGGTCTGTTACCTCTTCCCAAGGCATTATTCGGGACTCCACTTGTAGAGCCTGCCGTCTGGCCCGCGTTCGTATTTCGGCTTACCGGCCTTCGACGACGGAGGCGGCTTCGTGGATTGTATACCTCTGGCCTTTTCCACCATTGCCGCGATGTTTTCAGGCGTGCCGGGGATTGCGGCAAGCAGCAATTTACGCTCTGGGCTATCTAAGGGGAGTGTCAGCGCTCGCGCAATCATGCGCTCCTTTTCACCCGGCCGGTTGGCTGCTTCGGCCGCCGCGGCGGCCCTCGCCGCTGCAGTCTCTTGCGCCACAGCAACGCCCAGCAATTGTCGCGCTGACTGCGTGTCGCCCCTCAGCAACTCAAGCTGGCCCATGCCCGCCTTCATCTCCAGCTCGCGCTCCTTGAGAGCACGCTCCGCTTCAGCCTCGCGCGTTGCGCCCGCGTACTTGCTCAGCAGCGTGCCGAGATTGCCCACGGTCTCGCCAAATGAGCCGGTGCGCGTCGGCTGGCCCAGAGCGGCCGCGATCGCGAACCACTTCTCGGCGTCGGACGGGCCGACGCGCTTTTTGCGCAGGTCGGCGCGGGCGGCGTTGATCAAGTCCAGATTGGCCTGCATCTGCGTGCGCTGGACACCTTCCGCCGTCTGCACGCCCTTCATCGCCACCGGAACCGGCAGCCCCGGCGCCATCAGCGCAGCAATGCTCTCGCCTGTCGGGAGGGCGCCGATATCTTCGTCTTCGTCCATCAGCCGCCCCCGAACAGTTTTTCAAAGCCCTTGACCGTTGCGAACGTTGATCCGAGCGAAGCCAGCAGCGACGGGCTCATCACGCCCGGCACTTCCATGCCGACCTTGGTCGCGCCCTTCGGCACCGCAGGCGCAACGCCCTGCAGCGCGCCGATCATGCCCTTGACCTGCTCCTGCGGGTAGGCGAACTGCCGCTCGAAGTCGGCGGCGGCGAGGTCGAGGTTGCGCTGCGTCTGGGCCTGCTGCATGCCGCCAGCTTGCTGCAGTGCACCAACGCCCGTCAGGCCGAGTTGCTGCGCCGTCTGCGCCAAGCCGCCCTGACGTGTCAGTTCGCCCTGCGCCGCCTGCTGCGCCTGACCGAAGCCGCGCTCCAGTGCCTGCGACTGCTGGGCCGAGATGCCCTCCATGGCGTCGCGGATGGCGCGGCCGGTCAACTCAGCCTGCCGCGTGCCGCCAAACTGGCCGGCGCGGATCATCTCGCCCTCGATGCCCGGCAGCACCTGCTCCTTGAGCGTGCGCGTGCCGAGTTGGCCGATGCGGTTGACGACGTTCTCCGTGTACGGGTTCATGAACTGCTGCGTAACATCGGCCGTGCTCTGCGAGGCCTGCTGCAGATACGGCTCATAGGCCTGCGCCGCCTGCGGCGCCTGCTCAAAGGCCTGCTGCTGCAGGGCCGTGAAGTCGGCGATGCGAGGGCCTTGGTACAGCGGGAAGGCGCGATTGGCGAGCGCCTGCTGATTGGACAGGATGTCCATCGCGTAGTTCGTGTACCAATCGGGCAGCACGGACTGTTCCATCGAGGAGACGGGCACAGCCTGCGGCGCTTTGCCTTCAGTCAGGAAGTCCAGAAACGACATTAAACGAGTCCCCCAGAGAGGTAGCGCTCGGGCCGCTTAGCATTAGCACTAAACTTGCCCTTGGCCAAGTTGCGGCCTTTGTGTTTGCGGACTTTGACGCGGAAGTCGTCGAGGCGTTTGGCGCCCGCCCTACTCGACCCGTCGCCCAACATGGCCACGGTCTCGGCGTCAATGACATACTCGCCGTCGCTGAGCAGCGCCGGGATCTCGTCGCTGCGTCCGGTGCCGACGCCGTCAACGGCGAAGCTCTCGCGGCCGCCCATCTTGCCGCCCTTGGCGCGGGGCTGCGCACCCATGTCTTCGAAGATCATGGTGAGTGCCTGCCGCCCCTCGGGCGTGTTCAAGAAGGCCTCGATCTCGGCGTCCGACGCGCCCGGCATAGCTGCGCGCAGTATGTCGAGGCTACTGCTGAGCACCGAGGTCGTCGCGCCAACCGGCGCAGCGCCCGTGCTGAACACAGAGCCAACGCCCACGCGCGGTGCCGGTGCAGCCGCGGCGGCGAAGGCCGCGCGCTCAGCCGCTGTCTCGGGCACGTAGTTGAAGAACGAGCGCGCTGGGCCGTAGCCGTAGCGCGCATAGTCGATGTCGCTGCGGTCGCGCTGGGTGAGGGCTGACGGCGCGAACTGGCCGCGCGGCGCCGGCAGTTGGGCGCGGAATATTGGCGCGAGCGAGTCGAGGCCGGTACCAGTGCCGCCAGTGCCGCCGCCGCCACCACCGCCAAGAGCGCCGGCCAATATAGCCGCGCCCGTAAGACCCGTCATAATCTTGTCACCTGTGGTTGCGGGTTTGCCGCTGGCCCCTATCGTGTTGGCAACCGCGCCTAGACCGGCTGCACCTAGAACACCGGTAATAATTTTGTCGGTGATAGGACGCTTGCCGCTTACCGTCTGTGTATCAATTTCGTTTTGAAGGACATCATTAAGATAGTCGAGATTACCCCCAGTTGGCGTTGCGGCGGGCAGAGCGGCGGTAGGGATAACCGCCAAGCTCGCGCCGATATCACCGGGTTTGTCTGTCTTGTTAGAGACGGTAACCTGTTGACCGACCGTGCCAGTGCCCAATACCGGCGTCGTGCCCGCCACGGAGGGGAGAGAGCCTCCGATACCAACGTCTTTGTCTGTTTTGTTAGAGACAGTGACTTGCTGACCAACTGTGCCGGTGCCCATGACGGGCGTCGTGCCTACCACGGCAGGAAGAGCGCCCCCGATATCGCCGGGTTTGTCTGTCTTGTTAGAAACGGTGACCTGCTGACCAACTGTGCCAGTACCCATGACAGGCGTCGTACCTACCACGGCGGGAAGAGCGCCGCCGATCTCAGCGGGTTTGCTTGTCTGCCCAGTAACGACGGCTTGTTGGCCTACAGTTCCGGTGCCCAATGACGGCGTTGTGCCCGCCACAGCAGGAAGAGCGGCGCCGATATTAGCGTTTGGTGAGGTGCCCGTAACCGTAGTCAGCGGGCTGCTTGTGCCAGCGCCGAGAATGGCGCCAGTACCCGCGCCAACGACAGCTGGAGCAACGGCTGAGCCAAGTGAACCCGTTACCGTCTGGAGCGCGCCACTCGCGCCAGTGCTGGCGACATTACTCGCTAAGACGGCAGCGGGGGTTCCGACACCTGTCGCAACAACGTTACCGGCGGCGTCATAGAGGACGCCAGCGTTATTGAGCAGGCCGCCGGGGTAACCAAATTTGGCCGCTGCTGCCTCGCCGGGGCTGACGCCCGAAGGGCCGCCACCCGGCAGTACGCCCTTGAGTACCCCTGCCGTGACGCCCGTGATAGCCGCAGCCTTGAGCGCGTCTTCAAGAGACTTACCAGCGGCTATGTTGCCGGTGAACGATCCGGCTGCGGAACCAAGGCCTGTGCCGGCTGCGGCTGCGAGTTTACCCGCGCCGAGTAGCGTGCCTTGCGTCCCGCCGAGCAACGGGCCAAGCCCCGCGCCACCGGCAACAGCCAACATTGCGGGCAGCATAACGTCGCGAACGAGGTTGCCGATTGGCTCGTTCTTGTGGGTAGTGACCCACTGATCACCGACCTTTGCCTGCACAGACCAGATGTTTTTATTGCCTTCGGCTGTAGCCTGATCAAGGGCGCTTACCAGCCCTTGCGGATCTCCTGCGCCTTCGTAAGTAACCTTTCCCTGTGAGGCGTTGATGATACGGACAGGGTTTTCTGACGCCGGATTTAGCTTTAGGTAGTTGTCAACGGGGCGGCCAAACTCAGTGCTGATGTTGTACGTAGGCAACCCTGTTTCGAGTACGCCCGCGTACCCGGCCATGTTGCTGGTGTCGCCTCCCTGAAAATACGATGCGTCTTGCGCTTCACTGCCGCCCACAAAGAAAGGAAGCACGCCGAGCTGCCCTGTGACGGGGTCGTAGTTGCCGCCCCAATCCACCCGGTTCAGCGACGGATCGCGGTTCTTCAACCACTCAGGCGTGGCAGCTAAAGACGGATCGGACAGTTGATACGAACCGAGGCCGCCAGTGCCCCAAGACGCGGCGGGCTGTGCTGCGGTCGTTGCAGCGGAGAGGCCGCCCACCGGATCGTTTACGCCGTTAGCCATCAGCCTTGTCCTTCAAGCATCGGATAGACCCGCATTGCCCACTCGCGCCAGTCATCAAATTGATATGGGTCTGGTACAGCGCGTGTTGAAAAGGGTGACGCCTTCAAAAAGCCTGTAGCCCAACCCTGCCAGTCGTTCTCGTCGTTTAGCCGACCAAACGCCCACGCATCGCCAACCGACAGTATAACGCTATCGGCCCAATCAATCAAACCCATGCCACGCGGGTCGATCATCCAATCACGGTTCCATCGCCGGGCTGTATGTGCGCCAGCACCAATCCCATTTGGTAATCGCCCCCGAGCGTGTTGCTCTCGAAGCGGAAGCGCAACTCGCGGCGCTGTGTCTTAAAGTACACAACCTGATCCTGCGGCGTCGGCGGCGTCTCGTAGATGGTGTGCGGCTCCGTTGACACCTCGGGCGCCTTGGCGTTGGCGCGGCCCGTCACCTGCATCGTCATGTCGCCGCTCTGCACGAAGTCAGGCTCGATCATCAGCACCTGCAGCGCCTTGTTCTCTTGGCTTGAGACCGGCAGCGACAGGTCAGCCGTCTCGAAGTAGCTCAGCACAGGCTGCAGGTTGAGACCGTCGATGTCGTCAACGCCCACCTCGTGTACCCACAGGCGGTACTGATCGACGCCGCTGTCTTCCGTGACGCGCACGTCGCCACCTGTCTCCGTGATGCGCGTGTCGTCGGCCTCAGTGACGCGCACCTGATCTGGGGCGATGCTCGGCACGACGCCCGTCATGATCGGCTTGGGGAACACAGTCGGCGACACGGCCGCGCTGCGCCCGCCGTTGGGCAGTTCGCAATCGTACCACGTATTCTCGCGGATGTTGTAGATGACGGCGTGCGACGGCTCGATCGCCTCACCGCGCGGGTAGCACCACCAGATTTCGCCGTAGCGCGGCACCTTCATCGCGAACACCTTCTGGCGCTGCGACTGGTTGAGGCCGTCGAAAAAGTAGTTCAGGTTGAGGTTGTTCGGCACCTCGCGCACGACGCCGTTGAACATCAGGAAGCGATCGGTGCCCACCCAGTAGAAGATGCCGTCATACTCAATGACCGTGTTCGCGCCGAGGATCGAGCTTTGCGTGCTGATCGTGTCGAACTGGAACACGGGCGCGCCGCCGATGAAAGACGCGCGCACCAGCGAATCGGCCGACCAGAACAGGCCAGACGGTGAGTTGCCGGGACCACCGCGCAGGGCCACGCCGCGCACGATCTTCTGGGAGGCGATGTTCGCCGCGCCGGAGCCGAGGCTGGTGTAGTCCGTGGGGTCGCCCGCCACCGAGAACGCCACGTAGCCGTCGTTGCCGAAGATGAACGTGTACGGGTGCAAAACGGCGACGCCGCCGGTGGCGCTGTAGCCGGCCGGCAGGTTGGTGATCGGCTGCAGCGGCGCAGTGCCAAACAGATCGCCGAAGAAAAGCTGGCCGCCGAGGCTGTTGCAGATGCACTCGAGGTTCGGCGCGACCTGCGCCACGAGCTGCATGCCGCCAAGGCCCGGCGCGGCGATGGCGTCGAACTGCCACATGTTGTTCGGGTCAGTCGCCAGCGTTGACGGCGTGCGGTTGGTGATGACCGACGTGTTGAATCCGTTGTCGATGTAGAAGCGCTCGAGCAGGTTGGCCGAGCCGCTGTGCACGTAGGTCAGGCTGTTCTGCGTGAACTCGTGCATCGCGCGGCTGATCTCGCGCAGGTACTTGCTGATCGCGCGGTAGCCGCCGATCTTGCGCGGCAGGCCACGCTGGAAGCGCACCCACTGCCCGTCGACGTAGTTGTCGCCCTCGAACTTCGTGCCGTCGCGCTTGATGCCCGGCTGCGAGCGTATCTGGACGACGCGCGACGCCATTTAGAACGTGCCGCCGTTGACGGTGCCCGCCGGAGCGACGCCCAGCACCGTCCACGCGTCATTGGTCGTGGCGGCCGTGAACAAGCCCGTGCCAACGGCCGTGCCGCCGAGGTTGATCAGCGCCGCGCCGCCGGTCGTTGCGCCCGTGCCACCGTCGGCAACAGCGACCGGCGTGGCAATGCCGCCCGTCTCGGCGTCCACCACCTCATTGCCGTCGCAGTACAGGATGGCGCGGCTGCCGCGCGCGACCAGCACACCCGGCGACTGCGTGTTCGTCCTGACGCGCAGGGTGAACGAGCCGCCCGTCGTGTCGTTCGAGACCCAGTACTGTTGGGTCGTCTTCGGCACGACGATCTCGACGTTGCCCGTGATCGCGCCCGTGAACTCGTAGGCGATGCGGTTCAACTCGGCACCCGAGAGCGTGTAGTTGCCGCTCACGCCGCCGAGGTTGACCGACGTAAAGTCGAAGGCAAACACGGCGCTCTGGCCGAGGCCCAGCGTGTACCAACTCGTGCCGTCCGTCACCGCCGTGGCGCTGTCACCGGGCGTCAGTGTCAGGCTGGCTGCGCCGTTGATCGTGTCGAGGCCCTGCGGGGTGAGGACGAGGTTGCCGCTACCGCCGTTGCGGACGGCGACGAAATAGTCGGCGCCGACGCCCGACGCTGTCGGCAGCGTCAGCGTGCCGAGACCGCCCGTCCAGACAAACATCTTAGCGCGGTCGGAGCCGCCGGCCGTGTAGTTCGTGTTGAAGAGCGTGACGGGCGTGGACTGCGACAGCGTCGAGCCGGTCGCCGTCAGGCCGAAGCCGGCCAGCGCGGAGGCCTGCGCCTGCGCCGTGGCCGCGCCGTAGCGGAACACGCGCCACGTACCGGCGGCCGTGGTGTTGCTCGTCAGGTAGATTTGCCACTGCTCGCCCTGCGCGATGGACAGGAGCGTGCCGCCCGCGCTGTTCTTGACGGTGACGGTGGACGGCCCGAGGTTGTTGAACAGGATGGTCTGGCCGACGCCGGTCTCGTCGGCGGGCGGCAGGCTGATTGCGTATGCGCCAGTCGGCGTCACGTCGATGATGCGCGCCGCCGGCCGCAGGAGCGTGTTGCTCTCAAGCGGCCAGTCCAGCGCCGTGTCGGCCGTCAGCGAAAGCGCCAGATACGACACATCCGACGGGTAGATCGTCGTGCCACCAAATATTTGTGTATAGGTGTTGCTCATACCGCTTATGCCTCTTTCCGAACCGACGCACGGTCGAGGATCTTGGCGAGATCTTCGCCGTTCAGCATCGCGGCCGCACGATCATACATGTTCTGCCAGACGGGGATGCGCTCATCGTTCTTAAGGAAGGGCGTCGCCTCCAGCAGCGTGCCGTACAGCAAGAGCTGCGGCGCATATTCGGTCAGCCAGTTGGTCTGCACGGCGTCGTCCAGCAGCGGTGGCAGCTCGTAGTACAGCACCTCGAAGGGGTAGTCCGCGTCGGGCGTCGGCGCGAGCAGCCAGTGGCTGTAGTCGTAGTCGCTGTAGTACTCGGGCTGATCCGTGGCGGTGCGATCGGGCCAGTAGCTCAGGAGATACTCATAGGCGCGCGCGAAGACGACCTTGCGCGTGTTGTTGTTGGTGCCCGTGCCAATGTTGATGCTGACCGTGTCGCGCCAGCGGTCGGGCTTGGCGTACACGGACACGCCCGTCTGCAGCGTGCCGCTCACGACGTTGATGAAGCCTTGAATCTTCAGCTCGCGCGCGATGCGGCGCTCGGCGAGGTTGATCAGGCGCGGGATCTGCTCGAATACAACCGGGTCAGACGCATAGGTTGTGCCGCGCTCAAGGTAGCGCCGCACGTCCTGCTGGAGCGTCGTGAAGGTCATCGTCGTGGCCATCGGCGCACCCTACATCAGTTTTGGGCAGAATGCCACGGTCAGGATAGGTACTCAAACACAAGGCCGGCGATGGCCAGCACGAGGGCACCGAGCGTCATCTTGCCCTTGGAGAGGGTCGGTTTCTTGTCGGTCGGCAGCACGGTTCCGACGACACCCTTGAAGGCGGCCTTCTCGGCTTCTTTCTTGGCGGCATTGAGCACCATTTTCTTCAGGTCCATGATAATCTCCTTACTTAGATTTGCTTTCGATGACGCCAACGCGCACCTTCAAGTCGTTGATCTCGCCCGTCAGGTGCTCACGTAACTCCGCTCTGGCCCTTGCCGAAAGCGGGCTGTCCGTGGGTACACCGTCTGGCGTGATGAGGACAGGCATCGACGCTTCGATCTTGGTCAGTCGGGTCTCGAAGGTGTTCACCTGCCCCAGCAGCCACGCAATGCAGGCGATCAGGATGGGCACAGCGCCCTTCAGGATGTCGCCCCAGTTGACGTTCACGGCAGCCACCCGGCGAACTTCTTCGTCTTAGCCTTGCGGTCATCGAGGCCGTGCGTGCCGCCGTTGATGCGCTTGGTCAGCGCAAGGATGGCGGCGTCGTTGATGCCTTGGTCGCAGATCGACCAGAGCTTATTCTTGTCGAAGAACCACAGGGCGCTCTCAAAGCACAGCTCAGTCGCCACCAGATTGGGGTTCTCCATCACGTCGGGGCGGTCGATGTAGTCCGCGAACGCCTGATAGTTCGCCTTGCCCGTAAGCTGCAGCGCGCCGCGCCCACGGTACTTCCAGCCGTCGCCGGATGCCTCGACGCTGTTGCCCATGCGGCTGGCATAGACGCGGTTGGCGATCTTCTGCGGCTGACGCTCATACGCCTTGGCCAGAGCCTCGGTCGGGAAGTACTTGCCGAAGATGCCGCGCAGGCCCTTCGCGCCGTAGTTCAGGTTCTCGCTGAAGGCAGTGAAATTGCCGCTCTCATGCGCCGTCTGGGCAAAGAAGTGCGCCGCGCGGTTTTTGTTCAGCTTGTAGTAGGCGGCAGCGGCCTTGAACGTGCCCGGTCCGAACGCACCGTCAGCGGTGACGCCGATCTTCTGCTGGAGGGTTACGAGGCTCATTTCTTATTCCATAGCTCGAACAGCGCCTTGACCTTCTCCTCAACGACGGCGAGGCGAACGTCCATCTTGGCAAGGATAATCACCAGCGAAATGAACGCAAGAACGAGCGGCCAAAGCTGTCCGATCAGTTCAATGGTGGAAAGGTCGCCAGTCATTACGCCCTCGGGTTGCGCCAGTCTGGGAAGTCGTCCTCGTCGACCACGCCGTCGCCGTTGGCGTCGTAGCGCAGGTCGTTGCGGTACTTCTCCCACGGGGCCATGTCATCGTCATCTTCAGTCGCAGGGGTCGGTTCCGGTGTCGCAGCCATAGGCGCAGGCTCAGGCTCAGGTGCTGGCAGCGGCTCAGGCTCGACCGGAGTGGGCTCTTCGGGCTTCGCGTCACGCGCATTGGCGTTGAGGCTCAGGCCACCCAGAAGGCCAACGAACGCACCGATGACCATGTTGAACGCGGGGCCGACGATCTCGAAGACCTTGTCGCTGTCCACCACGTCATTAGACGCGAACAGGCCGACGACCAGTGCGGCCACGACGACCAGCACGACGCAGGCCAGTGTGATTACCGCCACGCGGATCGTGAACTCGACCGTGTCCTCGATGCCCTCGCGGCTGCTTTCAAAGCGATCCCAGAAGCTCATGAGGCCTCCCCTTCAGTTAAGTGGTCGGTCAGCCACCTGCTGCAGACGATCTTCAATGCGCCTCAGGTGAATGATCATTTCATCAAACCGGCGGTCGATCAACTGAAAGCGCTCGTCGCCAAACTGCAGGCGCGTCTCCAGCTTCGTCAGCCGACTGCTCAGCGTCGTCCATACACCGATCAAGCCACCCAGAAATGTCAGGACGGTTACGATTGTGTTGATGTCGACCATCATTATCGGAGGTTTTCGAGCTTGTAGATCGTCGAGAGGTAGATGCCCGTGACGTTGTCGATGAGGTTCGCGACGGCACGGTTGCCACCGCTGATTTCTTCGTGGTTGGCTTCGATCCACTCGGCGTCGGCCTTGAGGATATTGAGGCTGTCGCCCTTGGTGTCGGTCGGCGAGGGGATGCTGCCGATCAGGCCGTTGAGGCCCTGATGCGCCTCGATCAGCGCGTCGAGCGCCTCGACAACGCCATCGTAGAACTTGCCCAGCGCCTTGTGCTGGGCGTAGCTCTTCGTGCGCCAGTGTTCGTAGTGCGCGAGGTTGCGGGCGTAGAAGACCCGGCTGATGAGCTGCTCGATCATGGGTAACCTCAAGCGATGGCCAAGAATATGTAGGTAGCGGCGTTGACGTTGATGTTGGACGCCGCGACCTGATTGACGACGAAGCCGGTGCTGTCGGTATCAACGCTGTCGTTGCTTGTCACCTGCGCCGCCGTGCTGTTCAGCGCCAGATACGGGTCGTTGCCGGCGACGATGCCGCGTGCGCTATCCCAGACGTACCAGTCGCCCGTGCTGTCCGTGCGCTTGATAAGCACGAACCGTGCGCCCGTCGTGAAGGCGCAGTTGATCGTCTGGCTGCTGCCGTTGCCGGTGTAGCTGCCGACCTTGCTCACGCCGGGGACGCTGGCAAAGAGATAGGCGACGTAGGTAGAACCAGCCGCGCCTACCGCGCTAGAAGCGCCGTTGATCGTAAACTGTGTTGCG